AAAATGTTTGCAAGTTCTGATTCTGCATCAAGGCCGTGGATTGCTTTGAGGTCTTGTGCGAGTTCTAGAGTGTATTCAGCTTTGAGTGCTCTTGATACTGCAGTCACAGTAGCTTTCTCAATTGTAAATGACATCTCAGCAAATGAGTTAGATGCACTATCACCTAACGCTTCAGCTGTTGCAGTGGACATACCTGAAGAAGTATTAGAAACATAGTTTGAGTTGAATGGGTCTGTATTAGACGCAGTCAATGGGCCGGCTGCAGTTGGATTTGCAGCTGCAGAATAACCTGTCTCTGGCTCATTAATACCTAATGCTTCTGTTTTATCTTCTCTACCCTGAGTTGGATAATCGTTATATCTTGCTTTCATAGCAAAGATTAATCCAGTTGGGCCTGTCATTGGTTGAACACCGCAAATGTCGTATGCAACGAGATTTGGCATAGCTCTTCTCACTAATGAAATCAATATTGGATCCCAGTTAGATATTGCAGAACTACCAGTAGCATTCAAAGGTGCAGCTTCCTCAAGAGAAGCTCTATCTTCGTTAAGAGCTTTTTCTTGGTTCTCTAGGATAACGGCAGTCACAGCTTTCTTGTAGTTGTCTTCAATCTTTGGTAGATCGGAGTGCTCTAGAATAGGCTGCCACTTCTCTTGTAAATTTTCTGATAAGAACATTTTACAATTTCTCCTTTAAATTAACCTAATGGTTTTAGTTTACTTAATGCTTCGGAATATCTTGCAATAGAAGGGTCTAAGACTTCTTCAGAATCAGATGAAAAATCACCTGTTCCTTCTTCTATTACAGTTTCCTCTGCGATTTCACTTGCATCACTTTCAACGAAGTATGCTTCTTTGATTTCTGAAACCTTCTCTGCGAAGTCTTCTGAATCTGTGAAGTCAATACCATTTGATAATGATTCAAGTTTTTCTCTCTGTGATTCTGTTAGGTTTTCACCTGCATCTCTCACAACATTTTGTCTAACGAGTGAATCTCTCTCTTCAGAAATTTCCATATTCTTGGATACTTCTACATCAAGTTTTGATTCCATTTCGTCAAGACGATTTGCGAGTTCATCAATAACATCATACTTGTCTTCAGGAACATCAACATAATGTTCTACGAACAATGTTTTTAATCCTTCTATAAAGTTTTCTGTCATTTCTGATCTCAAACCTCTTTCAATTGCAAGTTCGTTTTCTTTTGACCACTCTTCTGCAACATATGACAAATACTTGTCAACTGCTTCAGATAAGTCAGATTTAACTTGCTCAACTGAGGTTTTTAATTCTTCTGAGTATTGTGACTCAAGTTGTTCTTTGATTTCTTCAACTTTTGAAGATACTGCAGCTTTAAAGATTGTTTTAGCTTTCTCTGCATTTTCTTCAGAAAGTTCTAAAGCTTCTGAGATTTTTGATAGGTCGTCTTCTACCTCTATCTCTACGAGTGAAGATTCAAGTTCAGCTGACTTTTCTTCGTCAACTTCCACAGACTCTTTTTTGACTTTGTCTTTTTCTGCAGAAACCATTTTTTCTTTCTCTGCTTCTAAGTCTTTTTTGTCTTTGTCGTGGTAAGTTTCAACGAATTTTAAAACATCTGCTTCGTCCATACCTTTAAGTGTTTCAACGATTTTTCTAGCGACCTCTGCCTTTGTCAAGTCTTCGTCAATCTCTTCTTCAGATAAACCACTGAAAGATTTTTGTAAGTCTTCCTTACTCATTTCTTTCATTATGTTGACTGCAGATTTGATAGCTTCCATCTTAGACATTTTTACTTCGTCTTCCTTAGAATCTTTCTCTTCTTCTTTGATTTTTTGCTGTTTCTCAGGAGCACCTTCTCCTTTCTGTTGAGGGTCTCCTGACACTTCAGGAACCTCATCTTCAGCTTTTTCAATCGCATCTACTGCTTTGTCAACAGGATTTTCTTCAGGTTTGACGACCTCAGCTTTACCACTCTCTATAGATGCGGCATCTGATGACCCTTGTTTTACAGGCTTCTTGTCACCTTTCTCAGCTTTAGAATCAGGTTGTTGTTCCTCTTCTATTGCTGTTTCTAGGTTATTATCTAACTCTGCCATTTTTTTCTCCTGTTTGAGTTTTATTCTCTTTTTTATTTATATATCAAAGACTCTCAACGAACCTTTTCCATATGTTTAATTTTGTTTCTTCCAACTGAGATTTCTTTGCAGACCTCATTTCTCTCTGCATTTCGTCCATTTGCACCTGTTTTAAGATACCATTTTCCATAACCCATTCTACTCCTTCCATGATTCCTTCTACGAAGGCTTCAGGTGCAGATGGGTCTGCAACGATATCAGCTGCAGTTGCAAGTTGAAAGTCACCTTTCACTACTTGAGCATCACCCTTTTGTTCTAGTGAACCTAGTCCTCTAGAGGATACTCCTAATCTAGCACCATCATCAATCAAATTTTTAACGATTTGACCATTTGGTGTAGATAATATTTTAGCTCGTCCCACAAAATCATTCCCATCTTCTTCCAATGAGGTGATTAAATGTGACACTCTATCTAAATTGATTGTTGGGCCTTCAGGGTGTCCTAGTTCCCCGAATGCTCTCTTATTGTCTATGAAGTCCTTTCTATATCTGTTTACTTCTTTTAACATGACATCTTTAGGATACACTCTTCCGTTCCTATTTTTGATTTGAGATTGCATGAAGATACCTTCTATGAAGTAATCTTTCTCACCCTTTTCGTTTTCTTCTACTATCACGGGTGTAAGTGCGTAATCGTTAAATTCAGATATTAATTTCATTCATGAACTCCTTAAATTCTTCCATTGAAAACTCTTCTTCAGACATTTGCATTAAGACACCTCTGATGTCTTTCATTTCCTTCTCTGCTTTTTTCAAGTCCTTGAACTCTTGTCCGAATGCAGTTCCATCAATGTAAACTTCTATTTTTCTTTTTTTGTTTTGAACATAAACAAGTTCTACAGATTTACCACCAGCTTTGATTGTATCTCTTTTCAATTCTTTAGAACCTTTAGGAACTTTAAACTTTACCTCGTTTAGTTCTAAGATTAACTGGTTGAATGATTTTTTCATTATCCCTCTTCTGTATTATCTTCTTGTTTATCCATCCAATTAGTTGCAGTTTCTACTCTTTTCATATCTACAACTTCTGCAGCTTTTTCTTTCATACCTTGAAAGACTAAGTCTCTTGCATCATTCATCTCACCATTGTGGATTGCATCTACTATTTTTTTACTTGTATCTGTCATTTATTAAAATCCCCCAAATTCATCTTCATCATCACCACCCTTTTCCTTATCTTGAAGGATTTGGGCATCTAGTATTTCTATCTCATCTTCTGTTTGTCTCAGTATATACTTTCTTACATATTCGTGTGAGAAGTATTTACCAACATACTCTGAAGCTTGAGATAGTGTATCAAATCTTTCTCTCATTAACTCTATTTCCTTCAACTCTGTAAAATGGTTGTCGGTTGCAAAGTCATAGAGAATGAAATCTTTAAACTTATCAAACTCTTCTCCAGTCACCACACCTCTCAACACTAATTGTGTTTTCAAGATATCTGTGAAGACCCTTGCAAACTTCTTCTGAAGTCTGTTTGTGAACTTATTAAATTTAAGTTCGTCTCTAGAAATCTCTGATGAACGACCCATATTGAATCCGTTATCACTTTCCATTCTAGAGATAGGAACATTCAATGCACGATATAGTTTCTTTTTAAAGTATTCTATATCTTCAATCTCTGAAAGGTTTTGTCCACCAGGCAGAGTTGATATCTCCGTTCCTCTTCCACCTTCCCTTCTAGGTAGCCAGAAGTCCTCAAGCATAGACATGTGTTTTCTATCATCTTTGATTTCACCTGTCTGTGCATTATAAACAAGTTTATTTCTATACCTGTTCATAACATCTGAAAGATATTGTTCTGCTTTTGATTTCGGTAAATTACCAACATCAATGTAGAATATTCTTCTTTCAGGAGCTCTTGATATCCTATAGATAACAAGTGCATCTTCCATCATTGATAACTGATTTGCAGTCTTCAATGCTTTATGAAGATAACCTACAACTACATTTTTAGTGTAGTCTAGTAAACCTGAAGTTGTAAAAGTTATAGCTTCAGGTGCAATTTTGACTGTATTTCCTTCTGCACTTGCAGTTCCAGTCTTATCATATCCTTTATCATTAAAGACAAAGAACTCGTCAACCTTTTTGACCTGTTCTATCCCTGTTTTAGGGTCTCGGTCTTTGGTGACATTTCTAACCTTCTTAATTTTAAGAGGGTCAATAGGTCTGATGTCAACGATACCTTTCTTGATATTGTTTTTATCAACGACTTTATGGAAGTAAATTCTTCCATCTACATACCATTTTCGGAATATTTCATGAGAGTTCTGATTGAACTTCATCAGTGTTAGGATTGTTGAGAACTCATCCTGTATTTTCTTTTTAAGACTGTCAGAGAGTTTAGTATCTCTCAGGTCAAGTGTCACAATCCTGTCTGAACTATCCGAAGTGATACACTCGTTAATAACATCCTCAATAGCTGAGTCACACTCAGGAATTAAGGAAGTCTCACGATATCTACGAATGAGTTCAACCTCATTCTTGATACCACCTTCCATGTCAATGTAGGCACCATATGCACCACCTGTTATAAACCCACCAGGCTGTGTTTCAATGACGGGTGTTCCGTCATCGTCAACTGGTGGGACAAACGATGGTTGTTTGCCTACATCCGTTGTATCTCTTAACTCGTCTTTTTTACGAGTTATTTCAAACCCAAATATTTCCATAATATTATTTATACCCCTCTAAAGAAGGTATTCTGTTCAAACTTGTTGGATTAGATAACTCTTTCCCAGTGTGAGAATGCGAATTCAACATCAAACTGCTCCAATGCATCAACTGTCTCATGAGACAATTCAATACTTCCTATACTTAAAGGGAACATGTTAAAGAATTCGTATCTGGCTAACACTGCGTCTGATTTATCTAATTGTTCTACAAATGCACGACTAATTAAGTAGTCAGTTGTAGTTGCACCATTTCCACCATCCAACTCTTGGATTTCAGTCTGCCATGCTTCTAGAGCAGTTCTTGCAGAGAATTCTGAGTCATTTATGATAGAAACAGTCCAGTTTTCAAATGTTCTGTCTCCAGCAAGTTTAAGAACGGAACCTCTCCATTGAACTTCAACAACACCGAGTGTCGCTGCAGGTATATTACCTGCTTTTGCGAGGAACTCAATCCTGTTTCCTGCTCTAGGGATAAAGATTTTGAATCGGTTGGCTCTTGGGCCTCCACCTATCAGTTGTGCTTTAAATTCATCAATAGTTGCCATTTCTTACTCCCTTATACTGCTCCGTATATTTCTTCAAACTCTACACCACTTCTGGCAGCAACAAAGTTTAAAGTTATGAAATTAATTGACCTTGCAGGTTTTACGAAGATAGAACATACAAACTCGTTTCTGTCTATGACTGTATCTGTATTGTTTGTTTCATCACATAAAACTGAGAAGTCAACTAAACCTCTTCTGTTCTTAACATCTCTTAAGAAAGGTTCTACTGCAGCTCTAAACTGTGCTCTAGTGAATGCATCGTTGAATTCAAAGAGTTGTGCTTTTGCAGCTGTTGCGATTGCTTTCTCAAGGACAATGAATAGTCTTCTTACATTGATTCTATCAAATGCAGAAGGTGAAGATAAACCTGTTTTATCTCCATACAAGACTGTTCCTTGGCCTGGGAATGTGACTATTGGATTTATCCTTGCACGATACAAATCATCTCTAGAGATTTGTTTTGGTTGGAATGCAAGTTTAGTGATTCCCAAGTATTGACCTCTGTTAAAACCTGCAGGTGAATACCATGGGTCTTGTAAAAGGTCTGACCTTGCCATTATACCTGCTGTATGTCCGTTTGACGGAGTCCAGCAGTATTTGTCATTGTATCTGTCATACTGATATACCCATCCTGAGTCAAAGACTGCATAAGATGAGGATGTTGCAGTGTTAACAGTTGCAATAACATTATCTTTTTTGTTTGATTCTGAGTCAGCATTCTTACTGTCTGAACCTGAATTTGAACCATCAAATACTACATCAATTTTTCTTGGTGATGCAACGAAAAGACAATCTTTTCTTGCTTCACATAATGCAATACCTTGGTTAACTATTGTAGTCCAGTCAGAAAGTGAATCTTGATTAGTTCCTGACCCATTGTCTGTCATATTAGAACCCATAATTAGGAAACTGATATCTACTGACTCTGCATCTGCAAAGTGTGTATCCCATGCACCATATCTCTCAGCTGCAGTTGGGGTTCTGCCGTCTGCACCACCAGCTAATGAAGAGTTGATTGGTGAAGAAGGTTGTGAGAATGCGGCACCTGCTGAAGTTGCATGTGTCACATCTGATGTTGCACTTGAATGTGTTCCTGAATTATGTCCAGTCCAATATACATAATTTGACTGTAAATTTACTACTGTTTTGTAGTAGTTTGAATTACCTACTGAATCCTTTGCATCGGATGCCATTGAAACAAAACCATATGTCTCTAAGACACTATGTGTTGTTCCTGTTAATACTCCATCTTCGTCTACGACTACGATATGCATCTCGTCATTTGAACCACCTGCTGAAGTAGCAGATGCTGATTTGACGGGAGCTTTCTCAAATAGGTCATAGAATTCCCAAAATCTATTAATATTTGTAGATTGAGCAACTTGAACAACAAGTCCTGTTCCTGCAGGTTGATTTAATGCTTCAATAGTCATAGTTTCTGCACCTGATGTGTTGTCTAGTGCAGTGATTCTATATCTATTTACTGTGTCAGTTCCGAATGTCACGATGTCTCTTACTGTGAAAACATCTGCATCTGTCACTGAGATTACTGTTTGTCCTACTGCTTCTAAGGCAGAGGTTGTTGTGACCGCATCATTGTAATATGCATTAGAAGATGCACATACTGAAACTTTGAGTGAGTTTCCTAATGCACCTGCATATTTTGATATCCAATCACCTACTGTTCCAGCTAATGAACCATCTTGATAATTAGATTGATAATCATCAAAATTTTTCAATAACGAGGAAGTAGAACCTGAGTCATTTGCGGACTTTAAATCAACTGTGTTAATTCTTACAACTCGTAGAGCTTGTCCATATCTTAGGAATGATTCTGCTGAATAAAAGTCCTCAGTCTCAGATTCGTCAATTGAAGGACTGTAGAAATTATCTACTAGGTCT